AAAAGGCCAAAAATAAAGCCCGCCAGCACGGCAATGCTGACGGGGCGCAAGGTGAATCTTGGACGGATTTACCTCTAGTATAACATGGAGGGCGAAAAATGGAAGAGAAAAAGAACGTCGTAGAACTGGATTCCAGAGATTACGCAAACGAAGAAGCCAGAACAGTGACAATCACGTTAATTGAATATCGGGAATTAATCGAAATCAAAATGACTCATTCCCATTGCTGGCATGAAGCATACGAAAAAGACCATAAAATTTTAAAACTTGAAGAACAAAATCAAAAGCTGGAAAACGACCTGAAAAAACTACGTGAGAAAATCAGCAATTTCGTGGAGGGAGCGGAATGACAACGTTAAAAGAAGAAATGGATCTTGTGCTTTATGAAGTCGACGAAAACCGCATGGAAAATCCAAATGCCAGAATTAATACGGAAGACGAAGCGGGATGGACCTTGGCAAGGCTGGCAGCGCTGAACGCAGATATTGAAGAAATCAAAAAAGACTTTGAAGAAAGAATTGCGAAATTCAAAAAATGGTTCGAAGGAAAAAAAGCGGCAAGGGAATTGGAGATGGAAAGCCGTAGGGCCCAATTGATGATTTTCGCCGAAACGCAGTTGGCGTTAAGCAAAAAGAAGTCTGTCGACTTGCCCGATGGGCGATACGGATTTAGGAATCTTCCACCGAGAATTGAGCGGGACGAAAAAACGCTGCTTGAATACGTCAAGAAGGAAGATCCGAAGAATATCAGGGTCCAAGAATCAATTGACTGGGCCGCACTCAAAAAGAAATGGAAGGTTGACGGGAACAATATGATCAATCCAGACACGGGGGAAGTTATTCCAGGCGTGACTGTTTACAAACAAGACAAAAGATTTTTCGTCGAGGTGAAATAAATGGCACAGGAGAAGAAAGAACGTCAAATTAGCGAAATGAGCATTCACGAGCGACTGGCAAGAATGCAAGACGAGATGAAGGCACCAAAGAGTCAATACAATAAATTCGGCGATTTTCATTATCGATCGGCTGAGGATATTTTGGCTGCAGCGAAACCGCTGTGCGTCAAATATCAATTCGCATTAACCCTTCATGCCCTTCCAGTCGTCATTGATGGCTGGCGTTATATGAGGACTACGGCCACTTTGACCGATTGGCATAGTCCGTTTGCGATTGAAACGGAAGGATTCGCAAGGGAGCCAGAACACCGCTCCAAAATGGATGATGCCCAAGTCACTGGATCAACGAGATCGTATGCGGCCAAATATGCGTTAGGGGACCTTTTCCTTCTTGATGATACTAAGGACCCAGACGCATTCGCAAATGAGCAGAGAGAGCAAAAGAAGGTGGCTGAGCGGGTGCAAAAAACGATTAGCAAGGAAAAACAGACAAAACTATTAAATGCCATCGAAGCCACGCAAGAAGGTTGGGAAATCCCCGCCACCGAGCGCCTGAAAAATATGCTTCATGCCGTCAAAGCTGAAAGTCTTGAAGCCATGACGGAAGAGCAATGGCAGTTCTGCATGGATCGGATTCGGAAGCCGATAAATCATGCATAAGTCAATACTGGTGGACTGCCTAGACTGGTGCTATGTTTGCGGACGGCCTAGGCAAGCCATCCACCATGTATTTTACGGAACCGCAAACCGCAAAATCAGTGACAAAGAAGGGTTCATCGTCCCGCTGTGCAATGATTGCCACACAGGGCCGCACGGTGTTCATTTTAACCGTGAATTGGACTTGGAATTAAAGCGTCTGTGCGAAAAGAAATATCTTGAGAATCACAGACTAGCGGAGTTCATGGACTTAATCGGGAGGAATTACTTGTGAAAATCTTAAAGATGGAACCGCCCTCCGTGAGTCCTTTTTCGTCCGCTGTCAAGCTGGAAATCACCGTACAGGCGCAAGACAAGCAGGCTGTTGTTGATTTGATGAAAAAGATTCAAAGCGGGAAAAAGCCGTATGACCTGGTGATTAACCCCATCCGTGACAAACGAAGCCTGTCGGCCAATGCGTATGCGTGGGTGCTGATGGACAAAATCGCCAAAGTGGTAAGGACGACGAAGGAAGCCGTTTACCGTGAGATCATCCGCAAGGTGGGGAGTTTCAACGTCGTGAAAGTCAAGAGTTTTGCGGCGGACAGATTCATTGAGCGCTGGGAACTGAACGGCATTGGTTGGGTTGCCGAGAAAATGGGCCGAGAAGAAGGAATGACGGATGTTGTCGCATATTACGGAAGTTCGACGTACGACACCGACGAAATGGCTCGGCTCATTGACGAAATCGTGAATGAAGCAAAGGAATTGGGGATTGAAACCATGCCTCCAGAGGAATTGGACTGTTTGATTAAATCGTGGAGGAGGTGATGGGAAGTGGACGAGCGGTACAATTTTTTCGATGCATTCAATGGGTTCGGGGCTTGGCTGCGGAATCACAAAATCCCGTCATCGGCCATCCTTCTTTATTACGCACTGCTCCAAATATCCAATTCGGCTGGGCGTAAAAATCCTCTTAACGTCCCAATTAAATTGCTGATGGAGCAAACAGGGTTAACTGCTCCGACGATACGAGCGGCACGGATGCAATTAAAAGAAAAAGGGCTTATTGATGTCGTCAAAACATCGGATGGGAAAGCCCCGAACTACACAATTTTTTCAGTCCCAGACCCAGAAAATAGCTTTCGGGGTTCGACCCCAGACCCAGAAAATAGCTTTCGGGGTTCGACCCCAGACCCAGAAAATAGCTTTCGGGGTTCGACCCCAGACCCAGAAAATAGTTTTCGGGGTTCGACCCCAGACCCAGAAAATAGCTTTCGGGGTTCGACCCCAGACCCAGAAAATAGTTTTCCTATACTCAGAGTAAATAATAACAGAGTAAATAATAACAGAGAAAAAGAAAGAAAAGATTCTTTTAATGATTCTCAAATAGAAGCCGTTACCATTTTTGAAAATCAGATACATCCCATATCCAGTATCAGTGAAAAAGAAAATGTTATTAGTCTTATTGAAGAATATGGGGCAGAAGATTTTATTTCGGCCACAAAGGAAGCCGTTAAAAGAAATGCACGGACGATCCATTACATCAGTGCTATCTTGCGGAACTGGAAGGAGGAAGGGAAGAATGGGAATCAGCGAGCAAACGTTGGCGTTCCTAAAATCAAGCTGTCCGATGATATATCGGAAGCTGTCGAGCGCAAGCGTCAAAGAATCTTGCGAGAAATCTTGCCCCAGTATGCAAGAGGAGATAGCGGCAAAGCAAGCGACATGCCGTGATTGTGATGGAATCCATTGCGGACAGCCCACACGGGGATTCTATCCGAGATACGTCAAGGATGCGTGCGGGGAAAGAGCCGTCATGACTATGTGCAAGATTGAGCGAGCCAGGCGCAAACAAGAAAAAATTGACCGCTTAATGAAAGGGGCTGGCTTACCCCCTTACCTTGACGGCCTTACTTGGACCGACTACAAAGAGCGCACGGCGGGCCTTGCGGAAGCAAAGGCCATTGCCCAAACCGTCGGAGGAGGATGGCGGGGCGGGGTTTACTTCTACGGTCCTAAAGGGACAGGGAAAACCATGCTAGCCTATCTGATTGCAAAGGAGCGGTTAAAGAGCGGCACCCCTACGATGTTCGTGTTTGTCCCTGAACTGCTCGGAAAGTATCGGGCTGCATACCACGACGAAAGCATGGAAGACCCGTCAAAGGTGGCAAAGGAAGCTGACCTATTGATATTGGACGATATAGGAGCAGAGAGGGCAACATCTTGGGTTGCGGAGCAATTAATGGAGCTGATCAATTTCCGCTATTCCAATAGGCTTCAAACAGTGTTCACGAGTAACTACTCACTGCAGGAGCTGGCCGAGCACCTAGCGAAGAACGGGGACACGGTGACGGGCGAAAGAATAGCGTCCAGAATCATGGGAATGGCGATGGCGGTCCCTGTGATGGGAGCAGACTGGAGGGCGAACGAATGAACAGAAGGATTGGGAACGAATGCTACAAGGTCCGCCCCGTGTCGGTGCTGCTGATTTACCCAGACGACGGGGAAGAGCTGTTCATTGCTGTCGATGATGTCACCGAGGTTCAGACCCCTCTTACTAGCTGGGAAAGGGGTTGGATAGGGTTAAAGGGCCGTCTTCGTGGTGATGCCTTCGACGGACCTAAAATAGTCGCCTTGGTCGCTTGTGACGGCTTTCAGGCGGTGAGGAATGATTTTTACAGCCAGATTTTTTCAGGCCAGAAAAAAATAAAAATACGTTGCAAGAAGGACGATATTAAGCTACGGGAGGTGGGTTAATGACAATCCATGACGCTATCATGATGGCCACAAGGTCAGAAATCGTGAGAGTATTGACAATGGCGTGGAAAATGAAGCACGAATTTACGTCCGAGGAGCGGGAAAGAATCAAAAAAGTGATGAAGCAACCGAGGACGGTGACAGGGTTATACGACGAATGCCTCTAGGACTTCCAAATTTGAGCTGTGAGAAGAGAAAGGACGAAATAGGTAAAAAGTATAAGGCTCAATCAATTAAGCCAAAATAATGCGAGTAGGAGCGAAAAAAATGAATAAGATCATTCTATTGGGAAGGCTGACAAAAGACCCCGAAATCAGAAAGACCCCGACGGATAAGAGCGTGTGTACTTTTACGCTGGCGGTTGACCGTCCTTTCAGCGGACGGGATGGGAAGAGAGAAGCGGACTTTATCAGTATCGTAACTTGGAATCGAACGGCTGATTTAGCCTTTGAATATCTTACGAAAGGGAAACGGGCATTGGTTGAAGGGCGGTTGCAAATTCGGAGCTACGAAGCAGGTGGCCAAAAACGTTGGATTACTGAAGTTATTGCGGACCGTGTGGAATTTGTTGAGGCAAGAGAAAAAACCTCTCAGAACGCAAATGCGGAAGCGAGAGGACCAATGGAGAGCATGGGAGATGCTGCCTATGAAGACATCCCGTTTTAAGGGGGCGTGAAGATGAACAGCAACATGAAGGGAAAGAAAGGGGAATTGGAAGTCGTGCGTCTATGCTGCGCCGAAGGCTATGAAACTCGGCGGTCGGCGCAATACTGTGGGAATAGTCCAGAAGGAACTGCCGACGTGGTGGGACTTCCAGGCGTCCATATCGAGGTGAAAAGGGTTGAACATCTTAATATTGACGATGCGCTGGCACAGGCGGTTAGGGACTCGGGAAAGACTACGGGAAACATTCCTGTAGTCTTCCATCGAAAAAACAACACGAAATGGAAAGTGACGATGGACGCACACGAGTGGTTTAGGCTGTACAGGGAATGGGAAGCTGGGAGGAACGAGAAATGAAGGACATTGCGAGGATTGAATGTGCGTTGATTGATATTAAGTACGAATGTGGAGATCGAGAGTGCAAGTACTGCCCGATGCGCACACGCTATGGGGAATGCATGATTGAGGTGCTAGACGACGGAGGCCCGTTCGCTGACCAAGCGTATTCTGAATGTGTGGGCAAAACGGGGAAACGGTTGCTAGATAATGTCGACAAGGGAAACGCAGATGGGAAATATACGAAAAAGATTTTGGCATTTATGAGAACTGCGGCGTTTCCGAGTATGTGGAATATGAACCAGTGGAGGGCAATGTTCAATGAGGAAGACAAGGGGCAAAACAAGGACCAAAACGAGAAAGAAAAGCCTCAAACGGTTCCCGACATGATTCACCTCCCTGACCGCTACACTTGGCGTGACTGCGGGGAAACGCTTGAATTGATTGAAAAGTTCGTAAAGAATCAAACGGACTCTTATTTAGCGTTTTGCGAAGGGAATGTTATCAAGTATCTCGTAAGGTATCCAAAGAAAAACGGTGTTGAGGACCTCAAAAAGGCCCGTGAATACCTTGCCCGCATGATCGATTATTTGGAGGGCAAGGAATGAGCGCCCTGACAGCTGTATATTTTATTCCGATGATCAAAAAAAAAGATGCTGCTTATCATGCAAGGACCTTCCATGTGACTGGGAACTGCCAAAACGTCATGAAGAAAAATTCCATTAAGGACGAAGAAGCGGTGATGTTTGTTACCGTCGAGAACGAATGAAGGAGGCAGAAACATGAAAAGCAAGGTTTTGTATTTCCCCCGGGGCGTGGAAGTAAGGATTACGCCCAATTCTGTAGTAACCGATGAATTTCGGCAGCAGATCCGTGACTCATTCCGAGACTACACATGGGGGACCCACGAAGATTACCGTTACCAAGACAAGCTGTCATACATCAATTTAATCCGAGAGAAGAATTTCAAAGTTGATGGAGGGCATCTTATACATGAGTACATCAATAGCCAAATATGGAATCAAGGCGAATTTAGCCTGGACGATTTCAAAGACTTTGAAACCCTTGAATGGCTCATCAATGAAGGCGTCGGCAGGAGCCTGAAAGACTGGCACCATTGGTCCGGTGACCATCATCTTGATGAACCAGCTTGCAAATTTGTGCAGGCTGCCATTGAGGAAGTCATGAACTATCCGGAGACTGATAAACAGAATGAGATAAAAGAAGGGGACAAAGACCATGAGTAACACCAAGGAAAGAAAAAAACTTCTCTGGGGGGCGATGATGCTGATGAACGACATTCGCCGGTGCAAGGGCTGCATGTTTTATTTGCATGAGCCTGGAAGAGGATGCAGGATTTCGGATGATATTCCTTGTGACTGGGAACTGCGCCAGCAACCTGTGTGGAATGTCCCTGATCCTGTCCACCACCCACCTCATTATTCATGGCGTGGATTCAAAGGTATTGACCTGATCAAGAAGTTCGTGAAGCGGCAAGAGGACGCCTTCCTTGCTGTCTGTGAGGCGAACATCATCAAGTATCTTTATCGCTATCCACGGAAAAACAACATTGAGGATTTGAGAAAAATCGCTGAATATGCAACCATGGCGGCAGACTATCTAGAAGAGAATGGTGGTGGCGAAGAAGATGCTTGAACCGCTGATCTATTGCTATCGCATCAAGGAGAATGGATATCACCTTTATCGCAATGTTTCTGAAGGGAAATGGGGCGTCCTGAAGGAAAGGGACTCCGACTACAACCCCAAAGCCGTAAAGAAGTGGTACGATTCACGCATCAAAGCCATGACTGCGATGAAAAGGACAGAAAAATAATCATTGGAGGTGCAGCATGGAGCCAATGACAAGAAGGAGCCATCCCTTATCCAGGCAGGAAATCAAGGAAATCATGAGGATGCCCGTTCCTATTTTCAGGAAATGGATCATGACCTATTCCATGACTGTTTACAACCTTGGCATTGATGACTGTAGAGAAATCCTGCACGATGAATTTGGCTTCGGAGACAAAAGGATTCAGCGTTTCATGGAACGGCTCAAGGAAAAACACCAGAAAATACTGAATGGGGATGAAGCAGGAGATGACGGGAAGAACACTGCTGGAAGAGGTTAAGCATGCAAGGCAGCATCTCAGTGTCCTAAAGGACGAACTAAGGGAGCAACGGTCCATGCTTGATGGCATTCGTGCCATTGTATATGACGGAATCCATGTGAGCGGCGGAGTCTCCCGTGATGTTGCTGATGGGATTGATGCTCTGGAAAAGAAGAAGCTTGAAATCTGCAATGAGTGGATTAGTTTAGTCAATAAGCGTGCTCAGGTGCAAGCAATCGTAGCGAGGATGACAAAGCAGGAGCATAAGGACCTCTTAATCGAACGCTATATCAATTGCAAAAGGTGGGAAGACGTCGCAAGGACCATGAACTATGATCAACGGTGGCTGTTTCGACTTCACGAAAAAGCTATCAAGGAGTTCGAAAAGCTGTATAGCAAAAACACGCCATAAAAAGCCACTATAAAAATTTGATATGATTAAGCTGGCAGAAATGGGGACGCGCGGGAAGACTCGGCGGCCTTCTCCCGTCCCACACACCTGACTTACTTTTAATTGTCTCCCCTCACGAAAAGCGCTGTGGCTAGAAACTGCGGCGCTTTTTGATTTAATAGGGGGGTATAGTTCAAAAAATAGGACTATCAAAAGCGCATTCGGAGTTGGGTTTTCATTTTTTCTCATCGAGGTGATCGCACGGTGGCAAAAGCAAGCAGAACGAAAAAAATTAATGCAATGTATCGATATATTTGGAGTCTGAAAGATCGCTGCGATTCCATTAGTGAGATTAATAAGGATCTGGTTGGGCAGTATTGCCGCTTTACTGTCATGGCCAATGAAATGGCTGAAGAAATTCAGGCCATGCTTGGGAAAGAGTCGCCAGAAAAGGTCATGAGCTGCATTACGCTCTACGAAAAATTCAATAAGATATCGGTGACCCTTTATAAGACACTAAAATTCGACACCATCAAGGATGAGCTAAAGGACACGAAGAACCCATTTTTGGAACTTGCTCAGGAGGCGGCTAAAAATGGTCTTTAAGCGCTGCAATTCTTGTCACCAGCTTTTTACTGGGAAGGAATGCCCTACATGTGCAGCAAAGCGGCAGAAAAAACGTCTCAACGATGTTCACTCTCGAAAACTGTACGGCAGCCACAAATGGCGAAAATGCAGAGGAAATGCCATCATCCGATATGCCGGGTATGACATTTGGAAGATGGGCATCGGAATCATTCTTCAGTGTCGGCATCCTGTCGTGCATCACATCCTCGAAAGGGATGAAGCACCGGAACTTATATACAACCTGGACAACTTGATCACATGCACGGTCGATTCCCATGTAGAAATTCATGAAGCTTACCGCCGAAACAAACATGCTGCGATAGCAAGAATCCGGAGAGGCATAGAATCGTATAAGGAGCTATTCAATGATTGATGATGAAGTCAGGACCTTGACGGTCCCCAAAAAGTTAAAACCTTATATCGGGGACTATTACACGGCCTTGCTCCATCGTGCAGAAAATGGCATGTTGGGTGATTCAGAACTTAAGTGCTTCAAACGCTTCCTGGAACTGGCGGGGAAATATGAGTTCGCTGACAAGGCAATGAATTACATATTTCGCTTCCTCGACCTGCTTATCTATATCGACGATGACGGGAACCCGCAACATTTAAGGCTTTACCCGGTTCAAAAATTCATCATGTGCGCAATCTTTGGGCTGCGACGTCCAGATGGCAGATATTTGGTCAATACGGCCAATATCTATATGGCGCGTCGAAACGGAAAGAGCTTCCTGCTTTCTGGCGTCCTGCATTACCTGATGACCATGAGCAAATTCAAAAGCGAGAAGATCATCCTCGCTTCCTGCAAAGGGCAAAATGCTACCATCTGTTTCGACGAGTATGTGAACTTTATCGACAATGACCCATTCTTGCGTGCCACATATGACAACGTTAATAGAACAGCATGCTGGGCAAGGAATAAATTAACCAACAACAAGCTGGAAATGTTCCGGACGGGTGCGGGAGCAAAGAAGACTCTCGACGGGTTCACCAATAGGGTGGCCATCATCGACGAAGAGATGCTTTGCGACAAGATCATCACGAAGACCATCCAGGATGGGCAGGCTCATTACAAGGACCGGCTTCTCGTTACCATGTCAACAGCTCAGTTTTCGATTGGGAGCGAGAATCACAAGAAGTGGCTTACTCTTCGAGGGGCCCTATATGAGGGCACGCTTCCTGATGAGACATTTTTTTTCTTGTGTGAGCCGAACAAAAGAGATCTCGAAAAAGGCGATTACTCTTCCATCAAGGTCTGGAGCAAGGCAAACCCCGTCCTTCTCTTTGAAAAAGACGGTTATACCGTGAAAGACCACATCAAACGAACCTACGGAGCAGAAGCGAAAGCAGCGATGCGGCAAAAAGGATTTGAGCTGCAGAACTTTGCGACAAAGCAGTGCAACACCTGGTACTGCGCAGACGACCGCAGCCTCTGCACTCCTGACGAAATGCGTGCTTGTTCTGGAAAGCGTTCCTTTGAGGACATTATCAACGCTGGCTATAAAACGTGGTATGTCGGCATGGACATGAGTCAAAGCCTAGACCTCACCTCGATTTATCTCTGTACCTACTATGGGGAGGACAAAAATGGAGTAATGCTTGGACCGGGGGAACTGCCTGACCATTATCGACTGTTTTCGCATTGGCTGTCTTGGCTGCCAAAGAATAAGCTTCAGAAACATATTGAAGCGGACCATTTCCCATATTTTGATTACGTGGGGAAAGAACTGTTCCTCTGCACAGGAGGTGGTGGCGATACTATCGACGCCAATGATCCGTACGAAAAGTTATTAGAGTTTCAGAATAAGCTAGGCATCAACTATGTTGTAATCGCCGCAGATCCATACGGCATCGCTGGCGTTCAGGCTAAACTTGAAGAGATTTGCGATACCTTCATCCTGCAGAATCAGTCTCCAAAAGCCCTTAGTCAATATCTTGAAATTCTTTCTGGCTTGTGGAAATCGGGAACTGTTTCATACGAGGCGGGCAGGGAAGACATCCTCGAAAAGGCTATGACTAATGCGGTTATGATACGAAATCAAAGTGGATTCTACAGCGTCGAAAAGATGTCTTTGAGGGCAGACAGCAACATCCGAATTGACCCTGTCGATGCGATGATAACAGGGTTCATCGCAGCTTACATTGACCATGAAAATGGCTATGTCAAAGGCGATGCGGCTGTATCGAGCTGGTTAGGAATGATGGGAGGCGAACAGATGTGATAACACCGGAAACTGTATTGGAGTATCTAAAGGTGCCTGATACGGGCGGCTATGCTCTTATTAGCAGCATGATTGAAGACGGATATGACTATCTTCGTGATGCTGTTGATGATTTCGATGATATATATAAAACGAATGACCGCTTTTCGAGGAAGGCAGATGCTTGGGTACTCCGTCACTGGATGCCAGAGGCATATGATCAGAGAGAAGGAGGCTATGATGGACGCATTGTGATGAACCATGCGGCACGCAGTCAACTAACTCAGCTTCAGCTATATAGAAAAGAGGGATAAGAGATGAAATTCCAGATTTTAGGACCAATTGAAAATTTAGCAGAAGGACAGCCTGAGCTTTTCAAGACCTTAAAGCTCAATAGCGATGATATCATCCTTGATATCAACAGCCCTGGCGGGATGGTCATGGAAGGCCTTGACCTGGTAAATGCCATCAAAGGATGTTCCAAAACTGTAACTGCAAAGGTCAATGTCATGGCTGCCAGCATTGCTGCCTACATTGCCTTGGCATGTGACAAAGTTGAAATGACGCACAGAGATATTCTCATGCTTCATTCCTGCTCGACGACCGCTGCAGGAAATAAGCAGGAGCTCAAAGAAACCATCGCGCAGATGGAAGCAGTTGATAAAGTCCTTTTCGGCATTGCAGCTGAACATTGCAAAAATGCAGTGGATTTTGCGGCTATGCAGCAGAAGATGGACAGAGGGCAAGATGTTTGGCTGACTGGAGAAGAAGCTGCCAACCTGTTTGACAACGTTTTTTTGATGAATGAAGGAAAACCGACGGACCTAGCTGCATCTTGCGATCTTGCAGGTCTGGTTCTCAAAGCCCAAAAGGCAGAAGAAATAGAAAAACAGGAAAATTCTCCTGAAGAAAAGCTGGAAGAACCTGGAGATGAAGAGCGGGAAGATTCTGAAGAGCAAGAAAGCCAAGAAACCGAAGAAGACAAAGAACCCGAAGGGAACAAAGAAGAATCTGAACCCTATGCGATTTCGGATAGCCTGAAGAACCTTCTTGCATTCGCTGACAAACTGGGGTGATGCCCATGAAACTTCTTGATAAAATCACGGCTTATCTCCGTGGCTATCCACGAAGTCATCACGGAGCAGTGACGCCAGTCGGGATTGGCAGCCGCATCATGGTCAATGTCAATGGAGATTTGACATATGCAACTTGTATTAACATTCTCTCCCAGACCATTGCCCAGTGTCGGTGGAGCATTTATGACGAGGACTCGAATGCAGTTCCAGAAGCGTCTCCAGGCTTTCGGAGGGTGCTCAATGTGCGGCCATATCCTGGAATCAGCGCTTTCGATTTTTGGGAATATATGGAACGGCAAAGGCTTACCTTGGGAAACGCTTTTGCACTGATGCGCTATTCTGGACTTTACTTGGCTTATTTGGTTCCGCTTGATGCAGCCTATGTGACTGTCATGTGGGATGATGCCAATCTGCTGGATGGAAAGCGGCAAATCGTTTACTTGTATAGGGACCCTAGGGAAGGTAGCACTTATACTCTCCTGCCTGAAGAAATCCTGCATTTTAAGGCCTACTCTTCCAATGGAATTGTCGGACGACCGGCACTCGATATCTTGAGAGAGGCTATGTCGGCGAGTGCAGAGGTGGAGAGTGCATTGCGCACGGCTGTTTCCAATGGATTCGCCGGGACCGTGATGCTACAGTACACGTCAGACCTCTCCGTCAGTAAAGCGAAAGAATTACAATCTCAGGTCATGGAGCTTTTAAAAACCAAGGACCGGACCATCCTTCCGCTTCCAGTCGGGATGACGGCGACGAATATCGCTAACGACATCAGGAGTTACTATGAGACGCTGAAACAAGCCAAGATGGAAGACATCAGTGCTTTGTTTGGGATTCCCCTGGCGCTCTTGAATAAAAGCGGCGGAACAGGGACTGCGACTTTTTCAGCGACCCAGATGATGAACTTCTTTTCCATGACCATTCAACCTATCATTACTCGGTATGCGAATGAAATGACAGGGAAACTGCTTACGACGCAGCAACAACAGGATGGAATGGTCATCGCGACTGAGAATGACGTCTTTGATAGCCTTGATGCAGCCAGCAAAGCGTCTGTGTTGTGCAGCTATACTGGCGCCGGCATCCTCACGCCGAATGAGGCTCGCTTAAGTCTTAGATACCCTAGATCATCTGACAGTGGGGCTAACATCCTGACCCAACGTGGCGGCACGGGGGCGTTGGGTGACAGCCCAGGAAATGAACAAGGAAATGAAGGAGGAACGCAAGGTGACAATTCTTGACCGTGGCGAACAAATTACTCTGGGAACAATGAACTACAAAATCGTTTATCCCATCAAAAGCATTGTGGAAATTGAGAAAGAGATTCCGGAGCACAGCCTCCCGTTCATGCTTTCCAATCCCGTGCGGGCTATGAGCTTTTCTTTCTGCTATGCGCTCTGGAAATGGGGGATCAAAGGTGGCAAAGCTGACCTTTCTGACGAGAAGATTGAAGAACTCTTTTACGACGCAATAGCGGAGTTAGGCAACTATAGCGAGGTTGGGAAGCTTTGCATCTCTGCTCTTCAGAAATCCGGAACAATCAAGAAAGCACCAAAAAATCAGGGGGCGGCGGACGAGAATGCGTAAGTCCCGGCATCAATATGGACAGCGTGACCGACCTTGTTGATGGACTTGAACCGCTGGCGCTAGGTGAACTAGCAATGACGCCAATGGCTTTTGGGAATGCAACCATTGCAGAAATTATGGCCATGCTTGATGGCTATGAAAGGAGACGGGAACAGCTAGAGGACCTCTTCATTCTGTTCTCTGCGATTCCTATCAGACAGGCATTTGCCAGCAAGCCTCAAAGCGGGAAAAGATTGTATGAAGAGATGACGCGCTATAGAAAGTCCAAGCAGCCTGAAGGGCTGCCTCCTATTGATCCAGCGCTTGTCTCGAAGTGGAAAGACATTCTGCGAGGTGGCAAAGATGTTTAAGTCAATTGAACTTGCTCGGAAGATTGCCGAGCTGAAGACCTCTATTAAGGCCATGATTGACGCCAAGGAGCCGGTCAGCCCTGAAAAAGAAGCTGAACTCAAGGCCCTTGTGACTCAATTTAAAACTGTCAAGGCTGCCGAAGATGCAGCGAAAGGAGAGGAAATTATGAACAAAGACATAATGAAAAAAGATTTCAACGCGTCCCTTAAGAAATTTTTGGCTTATAAAGACGCAACATCCCTGACTGAATTTTATACGAAATATCAGGCCGTGGTAGCCGGTCAGAACGGTGCTGTTTCCGGAGATGGCGGTGCAATCATCCCCGAAGAACTGCTCCAGCTGGTCGAAAACGACAAACTTGGCGTAGATCTTCGCATTCTTTGCACGCCGGTTTCTGTGCACACGAGAAACGGCCGAATTCCTGTCATCGATTACTCTCAGAATATTGCTCTTACCGCTTTCGATGAAAACAGTGAAATCGCGCAGACTAAAGGCGCATTCACGCAGGCATCTTTCTCCCTGGCGTCAAAAGGCGCAATTATTCCGGTATCTAACGAACTGATGCTTGATTCCCAGACTGATGTCATCGGTGTTATCACGCGCCTATTCAACCGTGTTTATGTACGTGATTGCAATGCCACCATCCTTGGTGCTGTAACAAAAGCTTCTGGCATCAAAAAGACTCAGGTTACTGGACTTACTACCGTCGCTGGCATTGATGCTATTAAGAAGGCAGTCATCACTTGCCCGCTTGATGCTGGCGCCAATGCAACCGTCGTTATGAATCAGTCCACTTTCGCAGAACTGGCATGCGCAAAAGACAACGATGGCAACTACCTGCTCGCCAGAGATGCCAACAACAACTCTATTCCGATGATTGAAGGCCGTGATGTTGTTGTTGTCGAAGACTCCGACCTTGCTGCTAACACCGTCATTGTTGGTGATTTCCGTAGCATTTACCATGTCTCATATCCTGACCTAGAAGTTCAGTCTTCTGCTGAAGCTGGTTTCACGAAGAACAGCGTGTTTGTTCGTGCTATTGCTCGATACGAAGACATCCTGACCTATGCTAAGTGCTTTACTGTGCTGACCAATAAGGCGGCCTGATGTTTAAAAGAAACCCTGGCAGGTTCAAATACCAGATTAAGCTCTTGAAGCCCAGCGATCCTGCCAGGGATGAGCTGGGCGGCATCAAACCAGTCACCTACGCGCCTGTCATGACGGTCTGGGCAATGTGCGAACAGCGCAATCAGAGCCGTCAGCAGGTTGTGGGCGATTATGTGACAGTAGCAACAAGGTATTTTGTGACCAGAGACCTTGCTGGGACGCCTGCGAAAAGTATTGATACGAGCTGGCGACTTGTCATGGATGGGCGAACTTACATCATCAACGATGTTCTTTTGATTGATGAATCTGCCCCGTTTTTCATGCAGATCACCGCGACGGCGATTTCCACGGGAGGTGGCACCGATGGGCTATAAAGTCCCGTTTTATGCAGTTCAAGGCGCATTATACAAGGTGCTTTCCGCAGCCGATGACAGCCTCTCGTGGTTTGATGCTGGAGCAAGCATCGAAGAGATTGAAGGATTTTATAAGAGTCAGCAATTCTTTGCTTATGGAATCATGGGAGCATCCGATGCGGATGCCGAACCTAACAAAGACACGATTGTGTGGAATGATCGTCTCGACCTGGAAATTTACAGCAACTATCAAGGAAAAAAAGACGTTTCAAAACGTCTTGAAACCGTTGTCAATTACTTGTGCAGCGATGCAGCATGGAAAGACCTTGACACAGCTCTTGCTATCGAAGGATTTACTTTGATTTCCGTAAGTGTGGGCAGCTTAAGAGTAAATCTTCCCGTCATCGGTGACAGCGGCGTATGGCAGTCTGGTGCGACGAGTTTGATTCTTAAGATTGGACAAAAGGAGAGTGATTGACAATGGCAATTACCATTGCAAAAGAGCAATATCCAGAATTTGCTGGTGCGGCCGGTACTTCTGGCAAGCGATTCATGCTTTACCTCAACTACGGGGAAGGTGCCACGGCCGAATCGCCCAAATGGGTGAAGATTGGCGGCTCTGAAAGTCTGCAGTTCACTCCGACGGTCGAGGTACAGACCAAGCAGACCAAGGACAGTGGTATGTGGGCAGAAGGGGCAGTTACGGGGAAAAGCTTCGAAGTTTCCGACACGGTCCTGATGAAGCGAGGAGACACGGCCCAAAAGGCCATTGAAGCCTTTATCTACGATGACGAAATTACTGCAGAAAAGAAGGCGCTGCAGTTTGCCCGCGTTGACCTTGATACCAAGGAATATCGCGTGTTTACTTGCATCCCGACTTCCTGGACTGAAAAATCCGCCTCTGATGGCATGATTGAGTATGATTTCAAGGCCACAGGGACTGGCCAACCGGTCGATAAGACGGGCTTTGTTATTGAATAAGACGAAAGGGCACTTAAGTGGTGCCCTTTCTTTGTGATTTTTCTTCCTCCAGAGCATGGAGGGGTGTTGTGGAGGTGGAAAAATGGAACTGATAGATCTGCAAAAGAAGGTCCAGGACTACGTAAACAGCGGCTTTGCCCACGATGTTGTCCAGGCTGCAAGACAGGCCCAGGAAGCGACAAGATTATTCATAAAGCGGACTCATCCAGCAACAGGATTTGATGGTCAGAACCTGACCAATATGATTGTGAAGGGTGCTTTTAAGGTCGAAGGGACTGGCAAAGTCGTTGCAAACGTTTACGCCAACTATTTTGCTAGATGGTATAACACGGGCGCCTTGGGAAGAATCATCTTGCGCGGTCCAAGGAAAGGACAAAAAGGACCGACTTATGCCGCCCGCGGGGCCTATTTTGATCAGAATGCTGACGCCATTAGGCAATATTACATGGATTATCTCATTGACTACCTTGAGCGACGGATTGACCTTTAGGAGGTGAATGAATGAGTGACGCGAAAATCACGCTGGAAACGATTGCCAGCGACGAAGGATTAAAACGGCTCAATACGGCGCTTGCAGATGGTGCCCAAAGAGCGGCCCAGCTCCAAAAAGAGCTGAAGAACCTGGAGAAAGAAACACAAGCCGGGACGACGGCCACAGCTGAACAAGCAGAGGCCATGAAGGCGTTGCGAGTCGAGCTGCAGGAGCAAAAGCAGGCCAATTCCGAATGCGCAAAGGCAATCAAGGAAACGGTCTCTAGCTTGGGCGAAGTGAAGCAAGAATCTGGGCTTTTAGACAGCGTCATGTCTCAACTATCCGGACAGATGGGGATTGGTGAGCAGGCATTTTCTTCCCTTACTGTGGGTGCGGGCATGTTCGCTGCAAGTCTAGCTACGGAAGTCGCTAGCGCCCTGGCTGATTTTGGTCGGAAAATCGTAGAACTTGGACTTGATGCAGAGCATGGTGTTGCGCAGTTCAATGCAATGGTGAACTCGACAGTTGGCGGCGTCGAATCAATGAAGCTCTTCAATACGGTTTCCCGCGACACCTACGACTTTGAGAGTGTCAAGGAAATGGGCATCGACCTCATGAACGTCGGTTATAGCGCCAACAACGCCGCCGCTATGATTAAGCTCTGCGCCGACACGGCTGCAGGCCTCGGGAAAGGCGAACAGGGAGCAAGGAAGCTCGTTGAGATCTTGTCCCGTATGCAGTCGACCGGTGAAATGTCGAGCCGCCAAATGATTGCCCTGCAGCAGTCCGGGATGGATATTGATAAGGCTTTTTCCTCCGTCGGCATGACGGCAGAGCAGGCCATGGAGGCCATGGACAACGGAACCTTGGACGCCCAAACGGCGGTTGAAGCCCTCACCAGCTATATGAAGTCCGAGTTCGATGGCCAGATGCAGAAGTCCAAGGAAAATATTATCGACGAATGGGGCGATGTCGAAGGGAACCTTTCGGCAATCTGTGGTTCCATCGGAGCGGCCATCTTCGAAGCCTTTGACAAGTCTGGTATTGTCCAGACCCTTGTTGACTTTACGCAGGACTTATTGGACCTTGTTTGGAGCGATGGGACAAGCGCTTTCAGCGAATTAGGAGCCATTGCTCAATTCGCTCTGGACGTCATCAATACGGGACTTCAGATTGTTTTTGGCGCTGTCAAAGTCGTTATCATGGGTGTCTATTCCTTCATCAACGCCTGGCGGGATGCAGGGGCCCGCATTGCTAATTTTTTGACTCCTATCCTGTCACCGCTGCAAAAGATTTGGGATCTTGTTTCCAGCATCGTTAGTGCCCTTGGTCATCAAGTCGGTGCCGTCGTTGATAACGCATGGTCCAATACGGTAGGAGATGTCGTCAGGACGCCGGATTTTGATGATGGCAGCAGTAACCATTTCCATACCGCCAGACGCGAAGTCAAAGGTGGCGGCGGGGCTACTAGTGCAGGGGCATCTAGCGGGGAACGGTCTAGCGCCCCAGTTAATACTGCCGCCCGTGAAGAAGAGCGAGCGATTGAAAATCTTGTTAAAAAATACGGCGACTGGACAAAAGCACGGCAGGAAAATGCCAAAGCAGCCCTTGCTGAAGCAAAACAGCGAGTCCAGATGCTCAGCGGCGAGGCCAAAATTGAAGCAGATAGGCAAATCAAGCTCGATGAATACAAAATCAAGTTTGACGAACTCATGGATGGCTACGAAAAGGAACTTGGCCTTGCTTCTAAAATTGCGGACGAAGAAGAAAGAAAAATGGTCAGTGACCGCATTTCTGAACGAATCCGCGATGCTAAAGAACTCTATGATCTGCAGGTTAAGACGGTTGAATATCAGAAGAATCTTGCCAATCAACAGGCGAACTCCAAGAGTTTCATGGACGGATTTCTGGCCGATCCGGATTCCGTCAAGGACCAAGTTGACCAAATCAAGGAGACGCTGGAAACAGCGCTTGCAGACATTGACAGCGCCATGGCGCAGCCTGATGATGGCGAACAGCTGTCCAGTCTTGCTCAGATCATTGGAAAGAGTCCAGACGCTCTAGCTGAAGATTTGGAAACGAAAAATGAAACAATCCAAGAGTTCGCCGATGCGTACAAGCAGAACCTGATAGATATAGCAGAAGTTGAAACGAACAGCCTTAAGAATGCTCAAATCTGGCAAAAACAGGTTGATGCCTACTGGACAAACGTTGGAACGAGTCTTGGCGATGCCTTTACGGACATCATGATGGGGACAAAGAGCGCAGGCGAAGCCCTTGGTGATTTCGCAAGAAATGCCATCCAGAACGCACTCAAGATAGCAGCAGAATGGACCGCCCTTGCGCTGCTATATGCAGCATTTGGAGATCCCGCTCCAGGCAAACATGCCAGTGCCACGCTCTTTGGAATGAAGTTCGCTGATGGCGGCCTTGTTACTGGCCCAGGAAGTGACCGAAGCGACTCTATTCCCGCCATGTTGTCTAATGGTGAATACGTCATCAATGCCAGCGCTGTTCGCCGGATTGGGGTCGGGAACCTCGACGCGCTCAATCAGGGCCGTGTCCCAAGCGGAATGGGCAGCAGTGGGCGAACAGCCCTTAGCAGCAATATCACCCTTCAGGTTTCCGCGATTGATGCTGCAAGCTTCAGCGCCTTCTTGCAAGGCGGCGGGATGAATGTGATTAAACAAGCACTTTTCGATGATAATAGGGACTTCAACGGAGAAAGCGGGGTGTGGTAATGGCCTTGAAAAAATTCCCTCAGAATATCCGGCATTTCAGCTGGAACAGTAAATTCAAGGAGTCCTGGACTACACAAGTTCAGACCTCAGGAAGTGGCAAGAGTAAGACCATGACCAATCAGCTTTATCCGGGCTGGGTGATCACGGAAAGCGTCGGATTTATGAGCAACGAAATGGCCGATGAGCTGATGGGATTTGTCGCTCTCGTAAAAGGGGCGTATGAGCCTTTTTTGTGGCTTGATCATACAAAGTGCCACGAAGAAGAAATTCAGCTCCCTATGGTCGCTCCTGGACGCTATCAGGCAGTGAGAAAGATTGGGTCCTATATAGAACCAGCCGATTACATTGAGGACGTCTCTGTGAAGGTAAATGGAGCTTTGAAAGAGGACGGTTATTCTATCAGTAATGGGCTCATCATTTTCTCCGTTCCACCAGCCGGCGGTGATATTGTGACCGCCAGCTACACCTATTGGTGGAAAGTCCGGTTCAAGGATGATGGCATGGGAATCACACGGATTTTTGATGATCTCAATACCTCTGATTCCTTCAAGATGGAGGTGGTCAGATGAAGGCCGTGGAAAAAGCCCTGGAAACTTATTTAAACCAGGAAAAGATGATTCAATCCTGCGACTTATACCAGCTAACCCTGGCTAATGGAAACGCGTATTACTATACAGACGCCGACGTCAACATTACTCACAACGGCCATGTTTATCGCCACGACATATTGATGTGGAAACGGGACCAGATTAAGCTGAACAGCCAGGTTTGTGTCGACTCTCTGACCGTGACCATTTACTGCTCGGACTCCGATATGATTGCATCTAAGCCGGTCATGAAAGCGGCCCTTGATGGAACCCTTGACAGGGCCAGATTGTCCCTCAAACGCTGCTTTTTCAAGGACTCCATGACCATTGGAGCCATTAGCCTATTTACGGGGGAGGTGGAAATCAAGAAGGCTGGAGGGCTTGCTCTGCAGCTCTCCATCAAGGCTGAAACGAGCGGCCTCAACATGGACTTCCCTGTTCGAAAATATTATCCGCAAGGCAGCTTTACAAGCACGGACGGAAAAGTCACAGCTGGCGGCGTGGATGCAAATGCCGTGATTGCGCCGTTTATTCCAAGAAAGGAGATGCTCCTATGAGTAATCTTGGGAACAAAATTGCTGCAGCATCTCTAAAATGGCTTGGAACGCCTCACGTCAATATGGCCAAGAGTCGAGGCCATGGCGTTGATTGCGGCATGCTGCTTATCGCTTCCCTGGAAGATGCTGGGGCTATTGCTCCAAATGGAATCCCTGTTAAGCCTTATAGCAATATGTGGCATTTGAGCCACGGGAAAGAATGGTTCAAGTCCTACGTCGAAACCTATTGTGACAAGGTGGAGACTATGGAGCGTGGCGACTTTCTGCTCTATCAATTCGGCCGTTGCATCAGTCATGGCGCTGTCTATGTTGGAAACGGCACTATTTGCCACGCCTACGTTGACACTGGAGTGATCCTTTCCAGCATCAATGATAGTATGCTTTTAGACGCAAAAGGAGAGAGCAGACTGCGAGGTATCTACAGATTTAGTCCTAACAAATATAAGGAGGTGAGGTAATGGGATTTTTCAGGGGAAGAACTGTAACTACGAGGGCAAACAAAATCTCTGATTTCACGGTTGCGACGGCTGAATACGGAAGCGCTGTCCCAGAGGTCCTTGGAACAACGAGGCTTTCTGGTAACGTGCTTTACTATGACGATTTCACCGCTCACGAACACCGCGAAACGCAGCGGACCGGTAAAGGCGGAAAGAGTAAGTCTGTTTCCATTACTTATACCTACACCGTTGCTGTGATTATGGGACTCTGTGAGGGCCCGATTCAGAGGGTGAAACGTGTCTGGATTGGGAAGGACGTCTATGAATACCCTCACGAAAAAATTCAAATGACGCTTTTTAAGGGCGACCAAAAGACACCTTGGCCATATGTCCAAGGGAAGCATCCTGAAAAGGCTCTGACCTATAATGGCCTAGCCTATATGGCTGGCGTCATTGACCTTGGCGATAGTGGCAGTCTTCCGAATTACAACTTTGAAATATGCGGAAAACTGCTTAGCAGCGGCGACGGCATTGATGCAAACCCTGCCGACGTAATACGCTACATTCTGGATAAAATCGGATTGAAAGACGTGGAAATCGACGGGCTGGATGAATATCGGCGTTATTGCAATGTGGCAGACCTATTGGTCTCTAGTCCCATGGATGATACGAGTGCAAAGAGCGCTCACGACATTATCAATGAGCTTGCTACACTCACTAACGCCTATATGTTCTGGTCTAATGACCGTTTCAAGATTGTTGTCAAAGAAGACCGAGCCATCAATGGGTGGAAACCGAACAAGAAGATCCTTTATGACCTTACAGCGGACGACTTCCTTCCCCAGAATGGTGCCCTTGTGACGTGCCAAAGAAAAGACAGCAGTGAAATCTTTAATCGCTTTCCAGTGGAATTTGTGAGCCGCAAAAATTCCTATGAAAAGGAAATCGTGGCCTATGAACTGTCTGAAGACATTGCTGATTATGGATTAAGGCAGGCAAGCACAACTTCAGCGCATTGGTTTTATACCAAAGAACGGGCCGTGAAACTAGCAGAACGGCTCGCTCGTGATGCACAGTACGGGCGAAACAAATTTACTTTTAAACTGGATTGGGCTTTCTGTCGCCTTGAAGTCGGCGACCTAGTCACACTGACAGACAAGGCACTAGGTCTTTCCAAGGAACCAGTCATGATTGACAGCGTTACGGAAGGAACGGATGGCACCTTGACCATTACGGCCATTTCAAGGCCACGAATGGATGCCCATGCCGCGGCTTATGATGTCCACGAAACGGACCGCCCTTTTATTGACTATAATGCCCAAGCGCCAGACACGGACACGCCTATTATTGTCCAGCCACCTGCGGAGCTTACCACGACAGGGATGGAAATCTGGATTGGTGCTAAAGGAAAAGGGAACCTTTGGGGCGGTTGCACGGTTCATGTCGCAGACGATGGGACCAACTACAGGACGGCAGGCCAGATTGCCAACAGTGCCAGAATTGGAACGCTCTCCAAGGGCATCAGTGCTACCGATACCACCATTGAGGTGTCCTGCAATGGAAGCTTTCTTGCGGGAACACAGCAGGACGCTGAACGCGGAAACACCCTGTGCTGGTTAGATGGAGAGTGCTTCAGCTACCAAGGCGCAGAACTCTTAAGCGACGGCAGATGGAGGTTCACGGACTGCGTTCGTGGTCAATACAATACGACTGCCACCAGTCACGCCGAAAACAGCGCCTTTGCCCGATTGGACAGCTCCTTGCTCAAGATTCCCTTCAGAAAAGAAGACATCGGGAAGGATATCTTCCTGAAATTCACTTCCTTTAACGTTTTTGGCAGCGGAGAGCAGGGTCTTGAAGACGTTGAGCCGGTTGAATATAAGTTACAGGCTTATTACATCCCGCCCGTCCAAAACGTCCGGGCCTACAACCGCTACCGGCAGCAGGCCGACGGAGTCAGCCGCTATGACATCGTGGTCAAGTGGACGCCTCCGGCACTGGACTCTTATCTGGAGGGCCGAGTTTGGTACAAGACCGACCACGGGCAGGTAGACAACCTGGCCGCCGCCGAGGGAGTCAGCGTTGACAGTATGGGCTTTAGCGGGGAGTGGATCTTTGGGGGGTCCGGCAAGGATCAGGTGGTCATCCCCCAGGCTGTGGTGGGTGATACCTACCGGATCTGCGTGACCACTGTGGACGAGTGGGGAGCCTCCACCAGCCCAGATCTGGCGCCCAGCAAGGACATCGTGGTGGCCCTTAAAACATACATCCCCAACACGCCGGACGGCTTTACCGTCGACTTCGGATCCACAGCTGCGGCCTCCTGGAAAGAGGTCACTAACACCGACATCAGCTTTTACGAGATCCGCCTGGACAACCATCCGGGAGTCGAGGGAGCCAGCCTGCTGGCACGGACCAACGGTCTCAAGGCATCGCTGGCACTTACCTCCCGGACCGGTACACTGTACCTCTACGCCTGCAATGCCCTGGGCAAGTACTCCGACCCTGCTGTCCTCAAATACAGCAAAGCCCTGCCGCCGACTCCGGCAGTCCCCAAGCTGACGGCGACCATCGGAGGCTTTGGCATCCTGGCCAAAGCCATCCCCAACGGCTGCATCGGCATGGCCATCTACATCGACAGCCAGGACGTCATCCGGACACCCAACAACGTCTACAGCTGCACCTGTGGGGCCGGGGTATATGCGGTCCGGCTGGCCTACTATGACCTCTTTGGCGAGGGTAGCAAATCGGACGAGGCCCTGGTGACGGTCAAAGTTGAGATTGATGAGAGCATGATCAAAAACGAGGCAATCAGCCTGGACAAAGTCAATGCAGCCATCAAGGAGCAGCTGAGCAAGGGCGTGGATGCAGAAAAAAAAGTCTCCATCGTGGTGGACAACCTAAATGCCAAGGACGGCTACAAAAACTACTCTTCCCTGACTCAGCTCAACGACGCCATCAACCTCCGGGTCAAGGAGGGGGATGTCATCAACCAAATCAACGTCAGCCCGGAGAGCATCCTCATCGACGGCTCCAAGGTCCACATCACCGGCGAGACCTACTTTGACGACAACATCGTGACCAGCAAGATGCTGCAGGCAGCCAACATTTCCCTGGAAGGGGCACTGGCCATTACCGGCGGCAATGTATTTCTCAACGAGGACGGGATGCGGGTTAAACAGAGCAACGGTGAGTCCATCATGTTTGATGGAAAGGGTATGACGTTTTTCGACAGTGACGGAAATGCCTACAACAGCGTCCGTCGCATGATTATCGGCACGGCAAAGCATAACCAGTATGTGAAGTTTCTCGTGGCGTGGCCGACCACTCCGAAAGTGCTTGTAACTCCGCTGTCTGTAACCACTGCAGACAACAATAAAAGCGGAGCCATTATCCGTATCCACTGCCGGGCAACCGACGTAAGCCCCAACGGTTTCCGGGTTATGTGCTACTCAGGGATAGATAACACAAGCTACTGGCAGAGCGTAAACACGGATTTAGGGTCTTTTTCCGGAGCAAGAGGCTATACGGATGACTCTATCCGCCAGACGTTCTCGTGGACAAAGGACATCAGCGTGGACAGCCGGGCAAGAATCATCCGTCTGAATCTGTATTTCAGTGGGGCCTGGCACGCCAAAGGTTCGGGCATCGGCATCGGGAAAGACAGTAGGAACAGTGCCACCTTTACCCGTGTCACGGTAACGGCAGCGGGTAAGACCGTGCTGTCAGAAGATGTGGGCGGCACGGACGGCGGCTACTTCGATTATTGGAACGGGCAAAGTGTTCAGACATCCCAATTTCAGATTCCATCGGTCAGCGCCATTACGGTAAATATCCAGTGGCGCCCCCGGGTTAACCACGCAGGGAAGAGCAACGACGCAGGAGATGTGGGGGATGGCAAATGTACCCTGCAGAGCATCGAGGGCACAATGCAGGGTGACGACTCTACACAGGTCATCGACAGTGACGGGACGGCCCTGTTTTTGGCAGTCGACCAATCCACCCAAAACTACTCAGTAAGTTAAGGAGGAAGCATGAAACGGCAAGCATATCAACATCCCGAACTGAGGGATGCCACTGACAGTATCATCCAAGACGGCGCCTTCGGGAAGAAAACGCCACTGGCCAACGCTGAGGGCACTGGCTGGATTGACTACGTAGCCAACGACCTGGAGGCGCTCCACGATGCCATCAACGGGGGCCGGGTTTACGTGGCAAACAAGGCCGCCCTGACCAAGCCGGGCGACGTGGCCAATGTCTACATCGCCGAGGACACCGGAAAGTGGTATTACTGGAATCCGACCACCAGCGCCTACGTGGAAATCGACAACGCCAGAAACGTTGCCAACGACGCTATAGCCGCTCGAGACATGGCCAAGGGCTGGGCACAGTCTACTAGCTCTCCCGACGGGGCAGCCGACACGGCAAGCCCTACAGGCAAGAGCCAGTCCTCTAAATCCTGGGCTCTGTACAGCAAGGACCGTGCGACGGCAGCAGCCAGCAGCGCATCCAGTGCGGCCAGCTCTGCCTCTACCGCATCCACCAAGGCTACCAATGCCAGCACCAGCGCAACGGCTGCTGCCAACTCTGCCAGTGCGGCGTCTACGTCTGCATCGGCTGCTAAAAATAGCCAGACGGCAGCAGCATCCTCTGCCAGCGCAGCATCCAGCTCTGCATCTACGGCAGCTACCCACGAGACCAACGCCAAGACCGCTCTGGCCAGCTGCCAAAATATCCAGAGCCAGGTCAACAGCGGTTTGCAGGCGCTGACCAGTGCGGTCAAGTACAAGGGATCCGTGGCCAGCTACTCCGCACTGCCGACCACCGGACTCAGCACCGGTGACATGTACAACGTCAAGACGGCCGGGGGCACTGATGCCAACGGTACGGCCATCAAGGCCGGGGACAACCTGGTCTACAACGGCAGCGGGTGGGACGACCAATCCGGGACGGTAGACCTGTCAAACTACTACACCAAGACCGAGATGGCCGGAGCGGTCATGTCCACGACCGTATCCAACGACACGATAACCTTTATCCACAAGGATGCCACCAAGACCACGGCCAAGGTCAACAATGTGAGCCACGCCACGGCTGCGACGAGCGACGACAAGGGTCAGGCCATCGACATTGCCGCCCTCAAGACGCTCATCACGACCACAGTCAACGCTGGCATCACATCGGCCCTCCAAAAGGTTTTTCCTGTCGGCAGTATCTACACATCGCTGACCGACTCTCGCAATCCTAACGCCATCCTGGGCTTTGGCACGTGGGAGGCTATCCCGGCAGGCCGGGCCATCGTCTCTGCTGGCACAGCGACCGAGACTATCGACGGCACGACGACAACCTACACCTTTGAGGCCGGGAAGACGTATGGCGAATTCGCCCATAAACTCTCTGTCGATGAGTTGCCCATATTTACTACAACAAGTCATTTTCATACGGGATTTAACGCTTTCTGCATTGGCAACCTTTGGAATGGCAACGGA